TTGTAGATATGGAAGCGTATGCAATTGCAAAAACATGTTATTTGGAAAAAATACCTTTTGTATGTTTCAAATACATATCTGATTCCGCAGATGATGATGCACCGAAAGAGTTTATGAATAATGTAAAAAAAGCAGGAAAGGCATTTACAGAATACCTCTATAGTTTATAAATATTTTCTACGATATTTCCATTTTGGGTTAATTTAGATTAACATTTGAGAATTATTGAGAAAAAATGAATAAAAAAATCAAAACAAATAAACTCACAGAAACGCTTAAATCCAAGATTCGTACTGAATTTGTACAAGGTATTGAAGATGATGAAGGTATAAGAATATTACCTACATTAGAAAACCTCATAAAATCGCACAATGTAGCTAAATCAACACTTTATAGAATTGCTAAACAAGATAATTGGAAGATGGAACGCGAGCAGTTTCAACAACAATATCAAGAAAAGTTAAACCAAGAACGAATTAAAAACTTGTCAGAGGAATCAAAGAAGTTTGATAACAATAGTCTCAATATAGCCAAATCATTATTAGCAACCGTTGGTCAGACGATGAATAGGAATGCATTAGAAATAAATGAAGGCAAACAAGGACTGGTTCCAACACAGATAAATGCGCTTGCAAATGCAGCGGTAACGGCACAAAGATTAGCAAAACTAGCTTTAGGCGAAGCTACAGAAAACATGAACCTCAATGCAAATATCAAAGACACAGAAGCCTTCAGATCAGCTATGGAACTACTGGACTCGGTTGCAGAGCAACGCAGAGAAAGCGACAGTAAGTCTGTACACTGATTGGCTCAGAACAGCAAGAATAAAACAGCTTGAACCAAGCGGTGATTTTAATATATGGCTTATATTAGCAGGTCGTGGTTGGGGTAAAACACGAACAGGCGCTCAAGATATTGCTTTGTACGCTCTTAGAAATCCGAATACACAATGTGCGGTTGTTGCACCAACACATGGTGACTTAAGGAGAGTTTGTTTTGGCGGACCGAGTGGTTTATTATCAATAATACCTCCAGACTGTTATACCAATAGTGATGAAACCAAAGGTTATTCCTCAAGCACCTCAGAAATTAGATTATTTAACGGATCAAAAATAGTCGGATATGCAGCAATTAATCCAGATAGATTGCGTGGACCACAGTTTCATAGAGCTTGGTGCGATGAGTTAGCGGCATGGAGATATCCAGAAGCATTTGATCAACTTATGTTTGGATTAAGATTGGGAGAGCATCCTAAATGTCTTATAACAACAACACCTAAACCAACGAAGATAATTAAAGAATTAGTTAATAGAGATGATGTATCGGTTACAAGAGGTAGTACATTTGAAAATGTAGATAATCTGGCAGAAGCTGCAATAGAGAACTTAAAACTGAGATATGAAGGAACTACATTAGGTAGACAAGAATTATATGCAGAAATTGTTGATGATATAGAAGGCGCACTATGGAAAATGTCATTGATAGAGGAAGCGAGAATTAAAGACGAACCAGAAGATTTAAGAAGAATAGTTGTAAGCATTGATCCTGCTGTAACATCTAATGAGAACTCAGATGAAACAGGAATTGTTGTTGCAGGGGTGGATTACAACAATAATTATTATATACTTGATGATGTTAGCGGAGTCATGAGTCCCGATGAATGGGCGAAAATGGCTGTTCGTTGCTACTATGAATGGGAAGCCTCAAGAGTGGTAGCAGAAGTAAATAATGGTGGAGACCTAGTGGAACGAATCATCAGATCAGTAGATGCAAATATTCCATATACTGCGGTAAGAGCTTCCAGAGGGAAAATGGTAAGAGCAGAACCTGTTGCGGCACTCTATGAGCAACGCAGGGTTCATCATGTAAATAGCTTCCCAGAATTAGAAGATCAAATGTGTTCATACACAGGAGAGAGAAACCAAAGTAGCCCTGATAGATTAGATGCTATGGTATGGGCAATCACCGAGCTTTCACGCTCAACCGGACAAGCACAATGGAGAATAACATAATGGCATGGTATGATAGATTTAGATTGAAAAATGTTTTTGCAATAGGCGAAAGTGCAAAACAAGCACCAGTGGTTCAATATTATGGAGTTGGATCAACAAGGACTAGCAAAGACAAATATGAGGATTTGGCAGAAGAAGGGTATCTTAAAAACGCTATAGCCTATCGTTGCGTGAATGAGATTGCTCAGGGCGCTTGCTCAGTTCCTTTCAAACTGTTGAGCGGTGAAAACGATATACCTGAACACCCATTGTTAACACTGCTCAATAGACCAAATCCAATGTCATCAGGCAATGAATACTTTTCCTCTTTGTATAGTTATATGCTCCTCAGTGGTAATGCTTATGTATTAAAAAGCGGACCTGAATTTAGAGAACCACAAGAATTACATCTACTAAGACCAGATCGCATGAGAATCGTAGCCAGTAGTCGTTCTATACCAGATGCTTATGAATATGTTATCGGTGGAAGGGTTGTAGAACGCTACAATGTAGATTCCGAAACAGGAAATAGTGATGTTAAACATATGAAAATGTGGCATCCATTAGACGATCATTACGGATTGTCACCAATGGCATCTGCATCGGTGGATATAGATCAGTACAATCTTGCAGGAAAACACAATGTTAATCTATTATTCAATGGTGCTAGACCATCGGGTGCTGTTATATTCAAGCCACAAGATGAAACCGGTATGCCTACATATCTGTCTGAATCACAACGTCAGCAACTTATGACTGACCTCAAGAATCGTTTTAGTGGTACCAGTAATACAGGTAGACCGCTTCTTCTTGAAGGTGATTTTGACTGGAAAGAGATGGGATTGACACCAAAGGATATGGACTTCCTGAACTTGAGACATCTATCCGCTAAGGATATAGCCCTATGCTTTGGTGTACCCAGTCAGCTTGTAGGTGTGCCTGATGCGCAGACCTATTCAAATATGGCAGAAGCAAGGTTGGCTTTGTATGAAGAAACGATCATTCCTTTAATGAGAAGAGTAGAGAGCGATCTGAATGAGTGGTTGGTTCCGCAGTTTGATGAGTCGCTGAAACTGATCTATGATTATGACAATATACCTGCTCTTACAGAAAGACGCAAGATGATCTATGCAAACGTCATAGAAGCAGTAAGAGATGGAATTATAACAAGAAATGAGGCTAGAGAACGCTTAGACCTTGAGCCTATTGAAGGTGGAGATGAGATATACATCAATGCAAATATGTTCCCATTAGGAATGGATGCGCCTACTGAAGACAAGGAAATGCTTGATGAGAATGATTTTGAAGATGTATATGGTGATGAAGTCTTTGAAAAAGCCATATCGGATATAGATTTTAAGCCAACAAGCGGTATGAAGTCAGAGGCTGAAAAAGGGCTTGCATGGAGACGTGAGCATGGCAGAGGTGGAACAGAGGTCGGTATCGCTAGAGCCAGAGACATTGCAAATGGCAAAAACCTATCACCAAGCACAGTCAAGAGAATGTATAGTTTCTTTTCAAGACATGAAGTAGATAAACAAGCTGAAGGATTCAGTCAAGGTGAGAAAGGATATCCCAGTAATGGTCGTATTGCATGGGCTTTATGGGGCGGTGATGCAGGGTTTTCTTGGTCAAAGAAAAAAAGAAACCAAATTGAGAATGAGTCAAAGGCGGTATCAGGAAAAACTAAAGTTGCTTTGCAAAATAAAGTTGATAAACACAACGAAAAGCATGGCGATAATAAAACAAAAAGAGCTACATTAGGTATGCTTGAAAAAGTTTACAATCGTGGTGTCGGAGCATATAGAACAAATCCGCAATCTGTAAGACCGAATGTCAACAACCCTGAACAATGGGCTATGGGTAGGGTAAATAGTTTTTTACGTGCGTTAAGCAGTGGTAGATTTAAGAGAGGAAAACATGATACAGACTTATTCCCTGAAGGACATCCATTGAGAAGCAAGGATAAGAAAGAAGAAATAAGAGATGATGTGTTCAGCACACCTCAAGAAGCACAAGAGAGAGCCAAAGAGATTGGATGTAGCGGTATACACTCACATGATGAAGATGGTTTGACTATCTACATGCCTTGTGAGACACACGAAGAATACGAGGAATTGACTGGTGATGATGTCAAGATGACGATTGAAAATTTACATGAAACAGCAAAACAACTGTTAAATGGTAAGTGAGACCAAACGCCAGAAAAAGAAATTTAGCAGTTGATAGACCTAGAAATATTGATCGTATATTTCGTAGAAGAATTAATTATACCTTTGAAGTACGAGCGCAATTGCGACTCCGTAATAATTTAGAATTGGCATTATTCGCTAGATTGCAAACACTTATAAGGCAACATATAAGAAAACAAGCTAAGGATATTGTTGATAATGAATTGAATCTCAATAATTCTGAAAAACAATTCACACAAACATTGAAGGCAACACTCGCTCTACATTATAAGCGTATATTCATGGCAATATATGAGCGTAACACTATGATTTATCAAAACTTGCAAAAAAAACAAGATGCATTTGATTTTAGCAATGTTAATTTTGAAAAGGTAGTTGCAGGTTATATATCAATGAACGAATTAAGATTTGTTGGAATTTCTGAAACACTAACCAAGAAAATGAGACAGATTATTGACGAAGGTTATCGTGAAAACCTTTCAAGTACAGAGATTGCTAGAAATCTTGAAAGAGAAATACCAAAAATTAGTAGGATCAGAGCATTAACAATAGCTAGGACGGAAACACATGCAGGCGCATCTTATGCAAATCATAAATATCATATGGATATAGGTGATGATTTAGGAGTTGAGTTTTACAAAAGATGGGTTGCTGTATCAGATGGCAGAACCAGACCAGAGCATAGAGAAGCCAATGGTCAAACCGTAAAAATAAACGAAAAGTTTAAATTATCGCATCCTAAAAAAGGAACCGTTTTTATGGATAGAGCAGGCGATCCAAGTGGTGGTGCATACCATTCAATTAATTGCAGGTGTGTAATTACATATGGTGAGAGCCTTGATGACTTGGATTAGTACTATATGTTGTGCTAGACTTTTGTGTAATATAGCTTATATTGTAGAAGATGCCGATACCTAAACCGAAAAAAGGCGAAGCAAAAAAAGATTTTATAAATAGATGTATGGGAGACGACATTATGGCAACAGAATATCCAGATTCTGACCAAAGAACAGCTGTTTGTGCAACTGCATACGAAGACTCCGAAGATTCCAAAGAGAATGACAACGAATTAGAAACCAAGCAATACATAGAAATTAACACCGAACTTAAGGCAACCGAAGGAGATGACGAAGGCATCTTTAATGGTTATGGCTCAATCTTTGGAAATAAAGACTTAGGCAATGACATTGTTGAGAAAGGTGCATTTTTAAAGAGCTTGAATGATAGAGGCGCAAAAGGTGTCAAGCTATTGTGGCAACACAAGACAGATCAGCCTATTGGTGTCTTTGAGGAAATCCGAGAAGATAACAAAGGACTAAAGGTTAAAGGAAAACTAGCACTTGGCACACAAGGCGGTAAAGAAGCATACGAATTGATGAAGATGGGCGCACTGGATGGTATGTCCATTGGATATCGTGCTGATCCTGCAAAGCAGAAGTACGATGAAAAGAACAAAAGGCGATTCCTAAAAGAGGTAGACCTCATGGAAATCAGCTTAGTAACCTTCCCTATGAATCCAAGAGCTACGATTCATGCGGTCAAAGGTGAAGATATGAACATCAGGGATTTAGAGAAAGGACTGCGTGATGCTTTCAGTTTTTCTAGGTCTGATGCAAAAGTCGGTGCAAAAGCACTGCATGACATCTTTAATAAACAGCGAGATGCTGAAAACAAAGGTGACATAGAACTCTTAGAAGCCATAAGGCAAACAACAACATTCTTAACTAAAATTACTAAGGAATAAAAAAATGTCTGAAGAAAATATCGTTAAGGAAGCTATCTCTGATATGGGCAAAGCGTTTGAGGAATTTAAATCCACAAACGACAAGCGTTTAGAAGAGATTGAAAAAAGGGGTTCTGCTAATTCTGAAACTGAAGAAAAGTTGGCTAAAATTGAAGCTGACTTGGATAAGTTTGAGAATGTCAACCAACAGTTGACAAAGCAAGCTCAGGCTCAAGATGCTGTTAAAGATCAAGTAGATCGTATTGAAACTATGTTGAAAAGACCAGAGATGGGACTTTCTACACAGTCTATAGACGAGAAAGCTCAAATCTTTGAGAAGTATCTGAGAAAAGGAAAAGAATCATTAGACGAAGTTGAGCTTAAAGCTCTGACTGTATCTAATGATACTACTGGCGGATATTTGGCTCCACCTGAATATGTGCAAGAACTTTTGAAAACGGTCACTGAAATATCACCGATCAGAAGTATTGCTCGTATCAGAAGCACGGGTCAAAGATCAGTCCAAATGCCTAAAAGAACTGGTCAGTTCTCAGCACAATGGGTAGCAGAGACTGGTACTCGTTCAGAAACAACTGGTTACGCAGTTGGGATGGAAGAGATACCTACTCACGAACACTACGCATTGGTTGACATCTCTGAGCAAGATTTAGAAGACACTGTCTTTGATCTTGAAGCAGAAATGTCAGGTGAGTTCGCAGAGCAGTTTGCTAAGGCAGAAGGTACTGCATTCGTTAGTGGTAATGCTGTAGGTCGCCCTGAAGGGCTTCTTACCAATGGTTCAGTTGGCGAAACAGTAAGCGGTAGTGCTTCTGCGGTTGCGGCTGATGGCTTGATTTCACTAGTCCACGCTATTAAGAGTGACTATGCTAGAAACGGAACGTTTGTTTTTAACAGAACGACTCTGGCTTCTATCAGAAAGCTCAAAGATACAGCAGGACAATATGTGTTCCAAGCAGGTATGATGCTCACCAGTGGAGTACCTAACTCCATTCTAGGTTATCCCTATGTGGAAGCAACTGATATGCCAGATGAAGGTAGCAATACCTACCCTGTGCTTTTCGGTGATTTCGCTAGAGGTTACATGATTGTTGACAGAGTAAACCTAGCTGTTCTCCGTGATCCATTCACGCAGGCAACTAGCGGAAATGTCCGATATGTAGCAAGACGTAGAGTTGGCGGTCAGGTAATACAGGCTGAAGCGATTCGTAAACTTAAATGTTCAACATAAGGGGTAGTATATGAGAGATTTATCTAACAATATCAATCCTGCTGTTAGTATCATCAATGCGGTAAAAACTGCCGCAGGTAACGGTACTGGCGTTGATCTACAAGGTTATGAAAGCGCAACCATTTTGGTTGACGTAGGCGCAGAAGGCGACACTCTTTCAAGCAACGTTTATTTTGAAATCTCATTGGAGCATTCTGATGATGATTCAACTTACACTGATTGCGCTCAAGCTGACATCATTGACGGAACCATTTCATCTGGTGGCATCTGGCTCAAGTTAGATGGTTCAACTGGTGGTGATCCTGATAGTTCAGGCGGAATCTTCCGTGTGGGCTATGTTGGTGGCAAGAGATATGTAAGAGTCGTTCTAGCTAAGACTGGCACTCACTCTAATGGCACACCTATTGGTGCTATGGTCGTTAGAGGACACGCTAGGAATAGTGTAGACAACGCTTTCACAGCTCATAACGCTTAATCTAACAGGTTAAAGGTCGTTGAAATGATACATATGACCTTATTGAGTTTAAAAGAGGAAGGGTCTGTTGATTCTTCCGTCATAAAAAGACACTTCCTCTCTCATTTAATATAGGTAATAAAAAATGGCAAAATATAAAGTAATAGTTCCAAAAGCGGGGGCAGCAGACGAGCACGGAACCAGCGCGAAGTTGTACCCAGTAGACGAAATTGTAGATGCCAATGAAGATTGGCAAGAAGAACTAATGCAGACGTTCATGGCAAATGGATGGGCTGTAGAAGTCAAGGTTGATGCTCCAGAAGAAGCAAAACGTGCAAGAAATGATAAAGGACAGCTCAAAGCAGATGATCCTTCAACACCTGATGTCAATGAGGCATGGGAAGGTGGAAAAGCACCAACCAAAAAGAAAACAAAGAAAAAGGCAGTTGCTAAGAAAAAGACTACGAAGAAAGCCAGTAAGTAAGGCTTACTAAGGGTAATGGCAAATGACCGCAGGCTTTCATCATTTCGTAATTGAACAAGGTGCAACATTCAGCAAAACGCTGACGCTAAAAGATTCGTCAGATACTGTAATTAACCTTACTGGTTATACCGCAGGCGAAATGGATTTAAGAGTCAACCATGACTCAAGCAGTGCCTATCTCACATTAACAACAGCAAATGGCAGAATGTCATTAGGCGGTACAGCAGGTACAGTAACCCTCACGATATCTGCATCAGATACATCAGGTTTAGATATTCAAGATGGTGTTTATGACTTAGAGCTTACTGATGGCAATTCTAATATATATAGAATCTTGGAAGGAACATTCCAAGTAAGACCACAGGTAAGCAAATAATGGCAGTCAGCTCGGTATCAGTTAGTTCTACAGACACAGTCAATACAGTCACTGTTACTGATACTAGTAATATCAGTGTTGTTACCGTAGGAACTCAAGGTCTTGGTGGACCAAGTACAGTTTTAGGAAGAAGTGTTGCAAGCCTCACAGCAGGCTCTGCTGATGACAATGCGCTTCTAATTTATGAGCATGCAAATGAAGCATGGACAACCACTAAACAAATTGATGATGCAATCAATATAGGTGCTGTAACAGTTAGAAGTGGTGGAGTAGCAACATTACCAGAGATTAGAACAGCAACCATCAAGTACAGTGATGGTGATGCGGCAATAACCATAGCAGATGGTGGAACTGTAAATATTGCAGCAGTCAACTTAACCACAGTAACGCTTTCAGGAAAGCTGACAGCAGACAACAACGAAATAGAGGGTAACAACTTTGATATCAATGGTGGTGATATCGCCAGTGGCGTTACAATCAATAAATCACCAACAATAACTCTGGCAGGTGACTTATCAGGTTCTGCTACCCTCACCTCTTTAGGAAACGCTACTCTAACAGCGACAATCACTGCTGATGCCACTGCTTTAGGCACAGATACCACTGGGGCTTATGTAGAGACAATCGTTGCAGGAGAGGGCATAGACGTAAGTGGGTCGGGTAGTGAGACAGCAAATGTAACCATCAGCGCAGAAGATGCCAGTGATACAAACAAAGGTATAGCGAGTTTTGATGCAACTGACTTTAGTGTATCTAGTGGTGATGTAACGCTACAAGCAGAGCGCATTCAAGACATTGTAGGCGCAATGACTACAAGCAATACTGAGTCAGGGATTACTGTTGCTTACCAAGATTCTGACGGAACGCTTGATTTTGACGTTGCTGACTTTGATATTGCCCTTACTGGTGATGTTACAGGTTCAGGAACAGTTACAAACTTAGGAAACGTATCATTCGCAACCACTATAGCCGCCAATTCTGTTGCACTTGGAACTGATACAACAGGAAACTATGTTGCTGATCTAACAGCAGGAGAAGGAATAGACGTATCAGGCGGTGGCTCAGAAAACGCTACAATTACAGTATCAGCAGAAGATGCTACATCTAGCAATAAAGGTATTGCATCGTTTGACAGTACAGACTTCACAGTCAGCTCAGGCGCAGTTACATTAAATGCAGAAAGGGTTTCCGATATTGTCGGTGCAATGGTTAGCTCTAATACTGAAAGCGGTATATCTGTAGCTTACCAAGATTCTGATAATACATTGGACTTTGATGTAGGAGATTTTGATGTTGCGCTCACAGGAGATGTAACAGGTAGCGGAACAGTAACCAATCTAGGAAATGTCAGTATAACAACTACAGTTGCTGCAAATAGTGTCGCACTTGGCACTGACACCACAGGAGATTATGTAGGCACGATTACTGGTGGGACTGGTATTGATTCAACAGCCGCAACCAGTGGAGAAGGAACCACTCACACATTGAGCTTAGACCTCAATGAACTTACAACAGAGACAAGCATTGCTGATGCAGATTTTATAGCAATGGTAGATGCCAGTGACGATGGCTCAGGAAAGATCACATTTGAGAACCTAGAAGATGCCATATTCTCATCTGTCAGTGGCGATGTTGCTATTGCAGAAGATGGGACAGCCACAATACAAGCAAACAGTGTTGCTCTAGGTACAGATACAACAGGAAATTACATGGCAGAGGTGTCCGCAGGAGAAGGCATAGACATCTCACATACGCAAGGAGAAGGCTCTACAGCAACTATATCAGCCGAGCTTGCAACAGAAACCAATGCAGGTGTTGCCACATTTGATGGAACAGACTTCACAGTTTCCAGTGGCGATGTAACAATCAACGCAGAAAGAGTACAAGATATCGTAGGTGCAATGGTTGGTTCCAATACGGAATCGGGTATTGCAGTAACCTATGAGGATGGAGATGGCACATTAGATTTTGATGTCAATGACCCAACTATCACCATAGATGGGGATATGAGTGGGTCAGCTACAATGACCAATCTTGGAAATACCACGATCACTTCAACGCTAGATACAGTCAATTCAAATGTTGGGTCTTTTGGTAGTGCGACAGTTATTCCTGCAATTACAGTTAACGCAAAAGGCTTGGTCACAGCAGTAAGTACCAACAGTATATCTACAAGTTTTACGCTTTCTGCTGACAGTGGTTCTAATGACACATTCAACACAGGCGAAACGCTTACAATAAGCGGTACTTCCAATGAAGTAGAAACAGCAGTCTCAAACAACGAAATCACTATTGGCTTACCAGACAATGTAACAATAGGTGGAAATCTAACGGTTACAGGAAACTACACCGTCAATGGAACAACGACAACCGTCAATACTGCGAATTTAGATGTTGAAGACCCTCTCATTAAGTTAGCAAAAGCAAACGATAGCTCAGATTCAGTAGATATTGGTATTTATGGTCTTTATGACACATCAGGGTCGCAAGACCTCTATTCAGGACTGTTTAGAGATGCAAGCGATAGTGGAAAGTGGAAACTATTTAAGAGCCTACAAGCAGAACCTACAACCACAGTAAACACCAGTGGAACAGGTTATGCAAAAGGCACATTAGTCGCAAACATTGAAGGAGATGTCACAGGAGCAGTTACAGGAAACGCATCTACTGCAACTGCATTAGCAACAGGTCGCACAATAGCTTTAGCAGGCGATGTAACTGCCTCTGGCGTGAGTTTTGATGGTACGGGTAATATATCTCTCACAACCACCATAGCTTCAAATAGTGTTGCATTGGGAACTGATACAACGGGTAATTATGTTGCCACAGTTGCAGATGCAGGAAATTCAAGGATTACAGTTGCAAACTCAGGCTCAGAAACAGCAGGAGTCACGCTTGATATTGCAGATAATGCGATTGGCATTGCACAACTTGCAGGAATTGCAAGAGGAAAGATTATATATGGAGATGCTTCAGGCAACCCTGCTTTATTAGCATTGGGTGC